ATGAAAACGTTTAAGCCGAGGATCTCGAAGACATTAGATCCATCCGTTACCTCTAAGCGTGGGGATCGTGCTGCGACGACGCGTACTTATGGTGGTAAGTGGCAACGGATACGCAAGGCGGTATTAGCCAGTGAACCACTGTGCAGGTTATGCCTGGCTGCAGGGATCACACAGCAAGCGGCGGAGGTTGATCACATTATCCCGCTTCACTTGGGCGGCACTGACGAGCAGTCAAATTTACAACCGTTATGTTTTCTTTGTCACCAATTCAAAACGACAACTGAAAACGCTCAGAGAAATCGTGAACGTGACTGAGAGTGAGTAATAAGTCAGTGACATCTGTTCTCGGCTTTATCGCTTTCGTTCTCTGACCACCCCGTGCGATGCGTGTGAATGGGCAAGGGGGGGCGGTCATAGTGGTACGGGTTGGGTCGGTAACCTCACCTTGCTCTCACGTAGAGAAAAAAAAGCACAGGTAATGGGGGTCTGATGAATAATCATGGCGAAAATGACAAAAATAAGGACGATCAGGAGCCAGAAATAAAGCTCATCATGATCGGGGAAGTGCCTGTTTCAGAAATAGATTATCTACGTGCGGAGTACCTTTTTGTTGCGGGTCATTCGGCAACAAAAATTGCTAAATGGTTGGGTGTGAAAGCGAAAGATATGACCGCAATTGGGCTCACAAAAGTGAATTCTAAGCTCAATTTTGACGCAAAAATCATGCATATCTTCGCCATTGGTAAAGGGTCACCGGTCATGACCACGTTTTTAAAAACGATGCCTTTTTATGATGAAGTTGATCAACGCCCACCGTCTAAGAAGAGCATGACCCAGAAAGAATTTGAGAAAGTTGATGCAGCGAAAGCGGGTCAAACCGGCAAGTTCAGAAAATCTGGATTACGGAGTGTTAAGTAACGATGGAATTGCAGTCGACGGCGAATAATGATTGGGAACGTAAGATTGTGGATGGTGAAAGTCTCATCCCCTTTGAAACGTATAACCCATCTCTTGCTGATGAGGCATGGGCAATTATGAAGGAGCTCAAAGTGGCTGATGCGATAGGTCAGCCCACTATCGGTGAGTCTCATTTGCCATGGCTTCGTCAATTCTGTGATGCCATCTTTGGCTCTTATGACATCGAGTCAGGTGAGCAGATCATCAAAGAGATCTTGTTACTGATCTCCAAGAAGAATTCTAAATCATCAACGGCGGCAGGCATCATGTTGACCTTGTTGATCCTCAATACACGAGCGTCTGCGGAATTCCTCATCTTGGCGCCCACTATCGAGGTGGCCAACAACTCGTATCAACCGGCTCGGGACATGATAAAAGCCGATCCAGAGCTCGAGCGCATTTTAAAAGTTCAAGATCATATTAGAACAATCACTGATATTGAAACTGGCTCAATACTCAAGGTGGTCGCGGCTGAATCGGATTCGGTATCAGGCAAAAAAGCCACCGTGGTGCTGGTGGACGAACTTTGGCTATTCGGATCTAAGCCCAACGCGGAAAACATGCTGCGTGAAGCAACGGGCGGTTTAGCCTCGCGCCCCGAAGGGTTCGTGATTTATCTGACCACGCAATCGGACAAACCACCAGCTGGTGTGTTCAGAACCAAGCTGGAGTACGCGCGAAAAGTGCGTGACGGTAAGATCAATGATCCTTATTTCCTGCCTGTAATTTATGAATTTCCAGAAAGCATGATCAAAGATAAATCCTACCTTGAGCAGAAGTATTTTAAGTTAACAAACCCGAATATGGGACTCAGCATCTCTGAAGCTTTTTTGGTTCGTGAGTTGGCTAAGGCTCAGGAAGATGGGGAAGAAAGTCTCATCGGTTTTCTTGCTAAGCACCTCAATATTGAAATCGACATGCATCTGCGTAATGACCGATGGGTGGGGGCTGACTTTTGGTCTGACTGTGCAACAGATGTGACCCTTGCTCGCATCCTTGAGGAGTCCGATGCCATTTCAATCGGCATCGATGGCGGTGGCCTAGATGATTTATACGGTTTGGCCGTGATTGGTCGCCATGCCCAAACACAACGATGGATGTTTTGGACGCATGCCTGGGCGCACCCCATTGTCTTGAAGCGACGCAAAGCACAAGCGCCACGTTTCAAGGGGTTCGAGAAGGATGGGGATTTAACGCTGGTGAAAAACATTGGCGATGACATGGACGACATTGTTGCTACGGTCAGCGAAATTGAGGATAGCGGGTTGCTTGTTCAGATTGGGATTGATCAGCATGGCCTGGCATCGCTGGTGGAAGCGCTTATCGATGCCCAAATTGATGAAGACAAGATCATTGGTATTTCTCAGGGCTGGAAGATGATGAGCGCGATCAAAACGGTCGAGCGTCGCCTGGCTGATAAAAGTGCCGAGCATGATGGCTCGATGATGATGAAGTGGTGTGTAGGGAACGCCCGAACAAGACCTGTTGGCAATGCGATCATGATCACCAAGCAAGAATCTGGTCCTGCAAAAATTGACCCGCTCATGGCGTTGTTTGATGCTGCCGCCATCATGGCACAAAACCCTGAAGGGGTGACTACGCCACAAGTGTTCAACTTGGAGGACGTGTAGATGGGGAAGATAGCACGGTTCTTTTTTGGTACACCGACCAAAGAGGCGGTTGAGCAATCTCCTGAAGCGGAAAGCAATCTTGATCCTCAAGCGATGAGCATTAATGAGCTGGTCGACATGTTGGGTGTGGGATTGACGGCGGCCGGTGAGCAGGTGACCGAGACGACGGCACTGAAGGTGACAACGGTTTACCGCTGTATCGAGCTTATCGGTAGCAGTATCAAAGTGCTGCCATTCAATGTGCATGAAAGAAGTGGGGATGCCCATCAGCCGATAGATCATGACTACAACTGGCTGTTTAACTGCCGCGCCAATATAGACATGACCAGTTCGGATGCCTGGCAGTTCTTGATCACCTCAAAGTTTACCCATGGGGATGGTTTTGCAGAGCTGATCCGAGCCAGTTACCGAAGCTCGAAAGTTCTTGGGTGGGTGCCATTACACCCTGACAGGGTCGACCCGTTCAGAGATAAGTTAACGGGTCTCAAGTATTACCGTGTTACGCGGGAGAGCGGCGAACAAGAAGTGCTGGATCAGGCTGACGTCATTCAGCTGACCTCATTAGGGTATGACGGACTGAGAAGCCCTAGCCCTATTACCTATGCGGCCTCCGAGGCGATAGGCACAGCCATCGCGGGCCAGAAATGGTCTGGGAAGTTCTTTGAGGAAGGGGCAACGTTTGATTATGCCTTGAGTACAGACGCCAAAATGACGCGCATTCAGCTAAAAGATGTCAAAGATACGGTGATAGCCCGAGACAAAAATTCACGGATGCCCTTGGTGCTGTCGGGTGGTTTGAAGCCAGCCCAACTCACCATCAATCCGCGTGATGCAGAAATATTGGCCTCTCGTCTTTTTACTATTGAGGAAATATGCCGAATTTTTGGTGTGTTCCCTTTCATGGTTGGTCATACGAATAAGTCGACATCGTGGCAATCAGGGCTTGAATCCATGGGCTCGACGTTCGTTAGGTATACCTTGCTGAGCCATCTGACTCAAATTGAGCAGGAATTCAATTACAAGTTATGGCCGGCGCGAAGTAAGCGGTTTCTCGATCACAACACCTCACAACTTGAACGTGGTGACATGAAATCCCGCTTTGATGCCTATCGCAGTGCACTGGGTCGTGCGGGTGAGCCTGGGTGGATGAGCGTCAATGAAGTGAGAAAGCGTGAAAACATGGCACCTGCTGCCGATGGTGATGCGCTTTTTAAGCCCGAAATGACTGAGACAAACAATGGAGAGCAGGATCATGCCGATGCCTAAGAACACATATTTTCAGATGCTCTTTGAAAATCGCCATGTGGCCGATCGTAAGTTCGCCATTGAATGTGCAGAGGGCAGCGATGAGGCTGAAATATTTCTCTATGACACCATCGTGTCAGATAAAGACGAGGCCGAGTGGTGGGGGGGCGTTGATCCCGAGACGTTCGTGAATGCCGTGCGGGGGATTGATGCCAAAAACATTCACCTTCGGATTAATTCACCTGGCGGTTCGGTGTTTGCGGCCCGCACGATGGAGCAGGCATTGCGTGAGCATAAAGCAACCGTGACGGTGCACATTGATGGCTTGGCTGCCTCCGCAGCGTCATTTCTTGCGATGGTCGGTGACGAAATCATTATTGGCGAAGGCGCGATGATGATGATCCACAAGGCATGGACTGTCTCATGGGGAAATGCCGATGATCTATTAGCCGAGGCGACATTACTTGAAAAGCTGGATGGCACATTGGCCAAGACCTATGCAAAACGAGCGGGCGGGGATGAAAGTACTTTTGCTGACTATATGCGGAACGAGACCTGGTTTACTGCTGAGGAAGCGGTGACGGCGGGGCTTGCTGACACGATTTATGACGCTGAGCCAGCACCGAAAAAAGAAGATAACACCCAGAACGCAATATGTCCGAGTTGGCAGTGTAATGCCTTCCTCAATGCAGTTAACCGACCTGACAAGGTAAGCGATGTTCAGGATTTCGTGAGTGATGAGCATCGTGACAGACAAATGCAACGATTGAACGTTTTAACTTGCTGCGCACTCGCAGTTAATTAACAAGGAGGGCTTTATGTCCAAGCTTAAAGCATTGCGCGAGTCGCGCGACAAATTAGCGAAAGAAGCTAATGCACTGAACGATAAATACCCTGCAGATAAACGCATGAGCGCGGAGGACGGTCAAAATCTTGATGGCATTTTGACCGATATTCAAGCGATTGATGGGGATATTCGCCGTGAACAGCAGGTGGCTGATTTAGCGTTGGAGAACGATGTTGATGAGGGTGGGGTGAACAATGCCTTGCGTGATAAACACACCAAAGAACCCAATAAACAGTCAAACACTGCGGCCGCCATGCGTGCTTACATGCTGGGTGGGATCAGTGCTTTAACGCCTGAGCAGTATCAGTCAATGACAGCGCGTAGTCCTTCGGACATCAATAATGCCATGAGTACCACGGTACCGACTGAAGGGGGATATACCACCGCACCGGAATGGATACGTCAGGTGGAGCAAGCGATGAAAGCTTACGGCGGTATGTATGATGTGTCGACCGTGATGCGCACAGCGACGGGGAATACGATCAATTTCCCGACAACGGATGCGACGGCAGAAGAAGGTGAGATTGTTGGCCAAAATGAGCCCGCCGGCACTAAAGACACCACCTTCGGCAATAAAACGATTGGGTCATACATGTACTCGTCAAAATCCATTGCCATTCCTTGGGAGCTGCTGCAAGACAGCTTTTTTGACATTGACGGCTATATCCAAGATCTACTGGGTATGCGTATCGGCCGTATCACCAACCGTCATTTCACCGTCGGCACCGGTATCAACGAACCCGCGGGTATTGTTCCTGGGGCTGCATTAGGGAAGAAGGGGAAAACGGGCCAAACCGCACTGGTGACCTACGAAGATCTCGTGTCGCTCGAGCACAGTGTTGATCCGGCTTACCGCAATTCACCGGGTGTCGGTTACATGTTCCATGACACGACCCTTGAAGCCCTGCGTGTCATCAAAGACAAAAATGACCGTCCTATCTTCGTACCTGGCTATGAAACGGGGAACCCTGGTGGTGCGCCCGACCGTATTTTGAATCGTCCAATCACTATTAATCAACACATGGCTGAAATGGCTGCAGATGCCAAATCCATCCTGTTTGGTGCGTTGAATAAATACCGTATCCGTTTAGTGATGGATCTGCGCTTGTTCCGTATGACGGACAGTAAGTACACCGAAAAAGCGCAAACCGGCTTTATTGGGTATCAACGTGCTGACGGCGCGTTGATTGATGTGGGTGGTGCGGTGAAGTATTACCAAAACTCAGCAACGTAAATTTTTATCATGTGCAGTGCGTGAGTGCTGCACATCTTTCATTTTATGGAGTATCCCAATGGCGAATAAAAAAGCACTCGTACTTAAACGCTTGCGTGTATTCGATATCGGCCCAGGCATTGTTATTACCGGTCCAGAGAAAACGATCAATGAGCTCGAGGATCAGGGCTTTGTTGATACGGCAAAAGCCGCGATTGACCACGAGCTCAAAGCAACGAAGCAGGAAGCGATCGTTGATTTAGAGCAAGACGTGTTGGAGTAAACGCTGTGTTGGATTCAGCTATCTCACCCATCAGTTTGAAAGACATGAAATTGCACTTGCGCGTGGATCATGACCATGAAGATGTGTATATCGAGTCATTAACCGCAGCTGCTATTGCACTGTGTGAAGCGCGTATTTTTCGCTCTTTTACTGAGGTGAGGGCTGAATATGGCTACCTACCGACACCATTGGTGTCGTGGATCAAGCTGGCCACGTTGGAAATGTACGCCCAGCGTCGGCTGGCCACCGAGAAGCCATTAACCATGAGCCCTTTTTCCGATCACCTGCTTGATAAGTACATTGATTATTCTAAGGGGGTGTAATGGACGTTGGGCGAATGAATCACCGAGTCACGGTTGAAGGTGCTGACCGATCGCGTGTTGATGCAGCTGGCCAGCCCATAGCGGTGTATGCCGAGGTCTGCTCTGTCTGGGCCAATGTCCGTTTTGAACGCGGGGCTGAAGCCATGCGAAACGGTATCGAGTCGGCTGTACGACGTGGCAGTGTGCGAATTCGGTATAGAGAGGACATCGATGAGGGTATGCGCCTTATTCACAAAGGGATGACTTATGGCATTACCAATGTTTTGCCTGACGAAGAAACGATGGAATTCATGGATATTTTGATTGAGAAGCGCTCATGAAGATGCACGTGGATGTGAGTCGAATTGATGCCTATGTCGACAGCCTAAAAGAAGATGTTGTTGATGCCGTGTTCTCTGGCACGAAAGAGGCAGCTCAAACGATCAAAGCGTCGCTCGATGCCGAAGGAAAGAAGCGGTTTGGTCGTAGTGATTTCATCATTTCAGGACGCAGTAGCTTTTCTGTTAATGAGGTGGGTTTCGCTGTGTATAACGTGATGCCCCAGTGGAACAAAACGGCGTCAGAAAATGCCACACAGGGAACGTCGAATGCCAACTTTCTCAACTTTATCGAGTATGGCCATGTTAGGCATCACCCCGTGTATAGGGATAAAAAAACGGGAGAGTGGAGAACGAATACCAAGGTGACGGTGACGGAATATCAGAGAAAACCCGCGCCATTCTTTTTCCCAGCGGTTCATAAAGGCAAAACGCAGGCCCGACTGAATTTTGAAGAGCAGTTTTTTAAGGTCTTGAACACAAGGCGGACAACATGACGCTTGAGGAAATGATGCACACCGTTGTTTCACCCGTTGTTCAGGCATTCTTCCCCGTTAAAGGACCGTTTGCCATTAACGCACCGGTTGCCATTTGGGAAAGGCTCGGCGGCACGCCCCTTTATTTTATGGATAACACGGCTGCAGATAAGTCGCACTCGATCGTGAGGATCACGTTTTTTGAAACGACGTCAGTGAAAGCTGCAATGACAATGAAAGCGATCGAGAAAGCCATGGTGGGCAGTGATGTGTTCTTGGCATCGCCTCGCACCGAACCGATTACTATCCCTGATGATCACCCTGATGGGTTTTACATCTTGGCTCAAGATTTCAATGTGTGGTTTACAACTGATTAAGGAGGATTCATGGCTGTTTCACTACCCAATGGCGTCGTGTTTGCGATTGCCAAAACCAAGTCTGTACCGGTCGTTATGTCTGCGTTATCGAATGCGTCAGATCCGGTTGCGACGGTTACCGGCAATACGATTGTAGCGAATGACATAGTGATTGTTCAAAGTGGCTGGAGCACTATCAATGACCGTGTCGCCAAAGTAGGGGCAACGTCGAAACTCATGGGGCTTGATACCTCTGATACGACGGTATTTCCGTCTGGTACGGGCGGTGGCAAGCTCACTAAAGTCTCTGACTGGCAGCAAATTACACAGGTACTGTCGTCAGAGACATCGGGAGGGGATCAACAATTTACAACGTATTCCTTCCTTGAAAATGATTTTGAAACACAGATCCCAACAAGAAAATCACCAGTAGTACTGACACTGAGTATTGCGGATGACGATAGCTTGCCGGGTTACATCGCCTTGAAAAAGGCATCAGATGCCAAAGAAACGGGTGTCGTTCGTGCGACCCTGCCCAACGGCGCCACGCTTTACTATCACGCTTATGTATCCGTGAACGAAACGCCGAGTATGACCAAAGATCAGGTGATGGCCATCGCTGTCACCATCAGTCTCATTGTTCGTCCAACCCGTTATGCGAAAGACTAGGAGTAGAAGATGTCATTATTAGTGTTGGGTAAAGCGCCGGATTCCTTTGAAGGCCAAGTTGAATTGATTGATGTGGGTGGTTCAAGCCGGGAGCTGCCGCTCACATTTAAGTATTTCACGAGTCTTGAGTACGCAAAATTATCCGATGGTTGGGGTGAGACGGGAACCAAGGCGACGACGTTGGTTGAAACCAATGAAGCGGTGCTGAAAAAAACCTTTGATCAGTACGCCAAGGTGTTACAACAAATTTTGGTGGGATGGGGGATCAATGCTGAGTTCACCAAAATGAATATCGTCAAATTATGCGATGAATATCCGGATGCATTTTCAGCCATCGTTGATGTCCATCGCAGTACCTTGCTTGAGCGCCGCCTGGGAAACTAACCCAAGCAGCCTCTGTATTGGCAGGTGATAGCGTTGCTACGGATGCTGCTTTACATCGACTTGGGATGGCGATAGAGGATTTTTCGCTCGATGTTAACGGTGATGATATTGCAGTCTGGCCGGAGAACTGGCCCGTGGTCCAATTGTTTAATCGGATGGCGACCCAATGGCGGTGTGGCCCGCAGGGCGTGGTGGGCTTGGATTACAACACCATTTTTACTTGGATGGCTCTCGAGGGGTGGGACATTGAGGTGAAACGGGATGTTTTCACTGGTTTGCGGGTGATTGAAAAGCGCGTACTTGAAAGTATTAACGAGGTGTCATGATGTCTGAGTCGTTGAATATTCCCATTACCGGTGATGCTTCCAGCCTGGATAAAACGCTGGAGGGAATAAAGTCCGAATTTAAAGCATTTGGCCAGTCGGCGCAGCGTGAAGTGAACTTAACGGGTGAGCAAGTTAAAAAGCTTGAACGTCGCTTGAAAGGCTTGGGGACGGGCAAGTTGAATCGAGCGTTAACTATCGATACGGCGACACTCTCCTCTCAGTACCAGCGCACACGTGAAATGCTAAAAGGGATCTCGGTCTTGCCAGACAAGTTGCAAGGCCAGTATGAGGGCGTCGTTAAACAAATCTATCAAGCCGAAAAAGCGAATGTCAGGTTTGCGGAGTCCCTAGGGCATACCGATAATCGCGTACAGCAAAGCGAGGGGAGTTATAACGGTTTATCAGAGGCTCAGATGAAAACCGGGCGCTCAGTTAAACAAATGCGATTTGCTATGCAGGGGTTACCTGCTCAGTTCACCGATATCTTTGTGTCACTGCAGGGAGGGCAAGCCCCGTTGACTGTGCTCTTCCAGCAAGGTGGACAGATCAAAGATATGTTCGGTGGCATTAAACCCGCAATCCAAGGTGTGACAAAAGCTATCGGCGCAATGATTAACCCTATGACAGTCAGTGTTGCGATTGTTGGTGGTCTATTTTATGCGTTTTATAAAGGTCAGAGTGAGCTACACGAAGCCACGGTGCAGATGTACAAAACAGGCGAGGCGTTTGGTTATACAAGGGAAGGGATGATTGATGCGACACGGGCTGCCAGTGAATTTGCGGGTGTAACACGGGGAGCGGCAGCAGATGCGATTACTGTGTTTGAGAAGGCGAATGTAAAGGCGTCTATTGCGACCGGTAACGTGATAGCGATGGGGATTAAGTCTCAGAAGGCGGGAATATCGACACTGGATGAGTATGCCAAGGGGATTGCGTCACTGTCCGGTAAACCCTTGAAAGCGGCGCTGGCCTTGAACAAGCAGTTCAACTTTCTGGATAAGGCGACGTACAAACAGTTGGTTACCTTTACCAGAATGGGGGATAAAGCGGCGGCAGCCTCATTAGCTCAACAAACATATATCGAAGCCATTAGTCGTGCATCGGAAAAAGCGGTAGAAGATCTTGGTTTCCTTGAGCAGGCGGCCAATAGTGTGGGCCGTATATTCACGGATTTATGGGATGGATTAAAAAACCTAGGGCGCCCTTCTAACGAATTACTTGAGCTGCAGAGTGAGCTGGCCGCAACGGTAAGTAACTTGACGCTGATTGAAGGGTTGAAGCCGTTTGATGGGCAAGCTGAATCGATTACCACGCTAAAAGCCAAGGCAAAAGATCTTACTGAACAGATCTCCACGCTTAATAAAACATTGAATGACAAACCCGATAGATTGCGAACAGAAGCCATCGAAAAGGCCTACAAGAAAAGTATCGAGGGTATTCAACGTGCCCGAAGCGCTGCCAGGGTGTCTTACGATAACTCACTGGCTGATTTGGATAGCTTCTTGTCCCGTCAGACAGCGCTGCACGAAAAAGAACAAATCTCAGAGGCTGATTTCAAAGAGGCCAAGAAATCGGTATTAGACCAAAAACTGGCCATCACTAATGCATACAACAACGCATTAATTGCCGCGATGCAACATGAAATCACTCTTAGAAAGGGCCATGAGGATAATGTGCTCGCGCAAGAAAATGCCCTCAATGAACTGCTCTCCAAAATGGAAAATGATCGGCTCAAGTTGAGTACCGATATTGGTAACCAGAAGATCCCTGATAAAGACAAGATCGCGAGTGCGCTTGACGGTGTGCGGGCGGGATTCAAGACATTTGCTGAAGAAGCACAGAAATCGAGTGATAAAGCCAAGGCGGCTATTGAGAATGCGATGAGCGGGGCGACGGATGCACTCACCGATTTTGTTGTGACGGGAAAAGCCGATTTTAAAAGTCTGGCCAGTAGTATCGTCAAAGATTTAATTCGTATTGCTATTCAGAAAAACATCACGGGTCCGATTGCTGATTATGCCGCGAGTCTTTTTCCTAATGCCAAAGGCGGTGTCTATGACAATGGGGTTAAAAAATTTGCGAATGGCGGTGTGGTAACCCGTCCCACGCTATTTCCGATGGCCAAAGGTGGCGTGGGGTTGATGGGGGAAGCCGGTCCCGAGGCTGTTATGCCGTTAACGCGCGATGCACAAGGTCGGTTGGGGGTTCGACAATCGGGTAATGCTCAATCGCTCATGAATGTGCAGGTCAACGTTATCAATCAATCCGGCAGTGAAATGAAGGCCAAACAATCACAACCTACTTATGACACCCAAATGAAGAAATGGGTGGTGAATGTGTTCCTTGATGACGTCCAACGTGGTGGGCCGTTAAGCGCTGCGATAGCAGGAGTGCGATCATGACGTTACCTGTTTTTCCGCCCACTATCAGGCTGGTGATGGGTTATGAGGAAGAGGTCGATCTGGGTGTTGAACGAACGAATATGGACGGTGGTATTGCTAAGCAACGGCCTAAATATTCACTCCCTATTGTGGTCAGAAAAGCCAAAGTGGTTGCTGTGTCTTTTGCTGATAAAACGGCGTTTGATCGCTGGTATATCGATGACTTAAAGGGGGCGGCTTGGTTTACCTATCAAGATCCGTTGCGTGCTGGTGGGACGGTTACAGCCAGGTTTAAAAATCCTTCACTGACGTGGACGATGGTAGCCGGTCAGTTGTGGGAATCCAATGTGGAAATCGAATCGATAGGAGGGCTTTAAATGCCTCGACATTATACGAAGAATGCTCGGATCAACCTCAATGCGACCACGGCTGATGAGCCCTTTTTGATCTTGGTTGAAATACATCATCAAAGCTTTTCTGAGCCCGCACGGATTGTGGCTGATACGCAAGATATCACGCATGCGGGTTATCGCTACACCGCTCTCCCTATCGACGTGACCTTGCCTGATGAGGGGGAAGGAAAGCTGCCACAAGCTAAATTGATTATTGATAACGTGGGGCGAGTGTTAACGGATGAGATCGATGGGACGAGGGGGTTTGAAGGCGGCACGTGCGTGATCATGCAGGTGATGAGATCAAACCCATCGCATGTTGAATGGGGCATTGAGCTGGACGTGTTGGATGTCAGTATCGACCAACTGAAAATTTCAGCCACCTTAGGTTACGAGGACATGCTGAACAAGCCCGCCGTGACAATGCGGTTCACGCCCGAACGCTCACCAGGATTATTCTGATGCACTGGACTGAAAAATACATTGGACGTGTTTTCGACCCCTTGATCTATGACTGTTTAGATCTGGCTGTCGAGGTGGCCAACAATGAGTTCCATTTATCCATTACCTCACCCGAGCATGCCCTCAGACCTATCGATAACGGCGGGCAGGCCACCACCATTGCGCTGATGAAGGACGATTTTGCCTTGCGAGTGAGTGAGCCTGTCGAGGGGCACCCCGTGATTTTATATGACCGCGGTGAGCCTTCTCATATCGGGGTTGCGGCGTTTGTGAATGGGCAATGGCAGTGTTTGCATAACCTGGTGGGAATGGGGGTGGTGATGGAGAGAATGAGCCTAGTGCGACTTGATGCGGGTGGTGGGATTGAGGGCTTCTATCAATGGCGGATTTAAAACACGCACGATTGACGCATTATCCCCATCCCCTCATCACAGAGGGAAACCAGCAATTTGATTTGAATTTCATTGAAGGTGAAACACTGGCGTCGTACTTACTGAGAGCCGGTGTGGTGATCATGGATGATCATCCGGTCATTGTGTATGTGAATGAAGAGCGCCTGCTGAACAATTGGCAGGCCTATAGACTCAAGTCTCATGACATCATCAATGTCAGGGCAGCCGTGCAAGGCAAGGCGGGGCGTATCTTAGCCGCTATCGCTATTGTGGTATTGTCGGCTTACACGGGTGGTGCGGCGGCTGGGTGGGCGACAAGTGCTGGGTGGGGAAAGGCAGCAGCAGGTGCATTTGGTGCCATCGTCAGTGCCACGGTAACCATTGCTGGCACCATGCTGGTTAATTCCATGTTCCCGCCCCCGAGTGCGGGAAAAACGCCTGAAATCGCCGAGCAGGAAAGGTATGTCATTTCGGGGGCCAGTAATAACCAGCGCCGGTTTGAACCGATGATGTTTATTATTGGCAAGATGCGGATTTATCCTGATGCGGCCACTCACTTTTATACGGACTTCTCGGGTAATGAGCAGTTTCTCTATCAAGCCTTTCATTTTGGTATTCAGCACAATCTGACGCTCACGGATGTGCGTATTGGCAGTGCTGAAATAAGTAACTTCAACAATATAACGATGGAAGAATCTGGCCCTGATGGGAGGCTATCAGCCACATTCGGCAATATAGATACCATTCAAGGTGTTGAGGTTAAAAAGTCAGATGGCTGGGTAACGCGCTCAACGAAAGCGCATACCCAATCCCTTGAGTTGGATTTTCAAGTGATTGCCTTTGATTTAAATGATGCGGGGGCCGTCACGTCTCAGATCATCCTTGTTGATGTGGAAATTTACCAGGTCACCTCGGGCAGGGATTTGCTGTTACACCGTTTCACTCTGACCTTGCATGGCAATAAAATCAGTTCTTCAAGAACGACACATCCTGTCCCCTTAATGGTTAATGACGGCAGTTTTCTCGTCAAAGTCAGGAAAACCTCTGACGATATAGAAACAACTAAAAAGACGCGGAAATTATCGTGGGTAAGTCTGAAAGCATTTCAAAAAGATGAGGCGGATTATACTGGCCAAAAACGCATGGGCATTACTGCCAAGGCGAGTGGTCAGTTTTCGGGACGTCTGGATCAGTTTAATGCTATTTGCCAATCAGCTATTCCCACGTGGACAGGGAGTTCATGGGTAACACAATTTACGTCAAACCCTGCCTGGTGGTTGTTGTGGTGGTTCAAAGGTCAGCGAAATCGGCTTGGCCGTCGTTTGTATGGGGCAGGCCTGCCTGAAAATCGCATCGATTTGGACTCCATCAAAGCGTTTGCTGTGTGGTGTGACAGAAAGAATTTGGAGTGTAATGCGGTCATTAATTCGAGTCAGTCGGTTAAACGTGTCGCAGAAATCATTACCCGTTGCGGTCGTGGGCAAACCACCTGGCAGACCGGTAAATACGGCGTGATCTGGGATGATGATCAGTTATCACCAGTGGCAGTGTTTGGTCCTGCCAATATCAAAGCCGGTACATTCAGCATTGACTACATTTCAGGGAAGTTGGCGGATGAATTTATCATCAATTTTAAGAATGCGGCCAACAATTGGCAGGCTGACAGCGTAAGAGCCACGGTAGGGGGGATCCAAAATCCAGATAATCCGGTCGAAATGGATTTCATTGGTTGTACCGATAAAGATCAGGCTGGGAAAGAAGCGTCATTGCTTGCAGCTTCACAGCAACACTTCAAACGCAGAACACATTGGGAAACCGATGTTGAAGGGCTTGTTGCCTCGAAAGGGGATGTCGTTCTACTGAGTCATGACATGGTGAGCTGGTCTCACTCCGGCAGACTCATTGACGGGGGCGATCATTTTAATGTGTATCTTGATAGTGATGTGCCGGAGCCGATTGGTGCTAATGCTGGGGTATTGGGCATACGGTACCCAAATGGGATGTATGAAACCTATAGGGTGTCGGCGGTAGACGGCAATAAGATTGCGTTATCGTCTGGGGTAACCTCGACCCCTGATACGTTACTGCCGTTTGAAAGTGACAGTCAGGCGTGTGATTTCCTCTGGTTTTATGACCCCTCTGCGACACCAGGCCGCAAGGTGAAAATTATCGACGTGCAGGCCTCGGGCAGTGAGGGATTTACATTCTCAGCCATTGATTATACCCAAGACTACTTTGATGCTGAGAGCAGTAATTATATTCATCATCCGGGCTTTTCAGCGATCAATGTTGATCTTGGTACCACGGTGAGTGAAACCGTCGTGGGTCTGAATGTGATAGAAGGACGCCGGTGGACGCGAGAGCACGTGAGGCTACCTGTGGCTTCTGCTTCCTGGTTACGGTTACTCGATGCCGATTATTACCTGTTCAATTATCGGCTTCAGGATGGTGGTACGTGGAATGAAATAAAAACGGGTTATCAGGATCTCAGTTTTGACGTTCCGAAAGGGGTGTATGAAGCCAACGTCTCAGCCCACCTGAATGATGGCAGAGTCACTGAGCCGAGTTCAATCTCCTTCACCATTCATGATGAAACGTACCCAGCTACGGAGGTGTTTGGCCTGAAGGCGGGGATCTCCAATAATGGTATTTTGATTTCGTGGGACGATTGCCAAGATCCTGATTATGTACGCACTGAGTTGAGGTGCGGTTCAACGTTCGCCACGGCGCAGGTGCTGACGGAGGTGAAAGGCAATACCTTCTTAAGTAAATGGTTACCCACTGGTAATCACCGATTCTGGGCCCGTCATTGGAATCCCTCCCTTCCGAGTACGACCGCGTCTTCCGTGAACCTGAATATTTCACCACCAGCAGACGTGAAAATATCAAGAGCATCGATGCAGGTAAATGCCCTGTCGTTATCGTGGGAAGATGCAAAAACAAGCCAGCCGATCAAAAGCTATATGCTCAGCATTGGCAGCGTGAATAGCGATATTACCACGGCGACGTTCTACGGGAAGGCGGGGGCAGACTCTCGTTCCGATGTCGTGCTGTTCACCTCTGGGGGGGATTTCAGGGTATTCATGTCAGCTGAAGATGTCGCAGGCAATGTGAGCCAAATTAGAAATGTTGATGTGACGGCGTCACTTCCAGCGAACTATGCGATTGCCATGAATTACAACGCGGTGGAAGGTGCAACATTGTCCAATGCTGCCTATGTCGATGGGGAGTTATTCCTGCCGATCCTGACGAGTGAAACATGGGGGCAGCATTTTTCCTCCCGTCAATGGCGCACGATACAAGATCAGATAGATGCCCGTTTCCCCGTTTACTTTGAGCCCGGTGCTGAGCGTGCCCAGCTGGTGGGAGTGAAAGATGTGGGGAAGCTCCTCTCGTCCGCGACTATTTCTGTCAGGTTGGCTCAATCACACAGTGTCGGTACGGTATCGGCAACCATCAAGATTGAGTGGAGTCAGGACAAGGTCGTTTGGCGGACTGCACCGGTTGGCGCGATTGAAGTGCAAGCATCAAATATTAGATATGTCCGTATCACCGTGGTTGCTGAAGGTGTTGGCCGTGATGATTTGATTATCGTGACCTCGGTGAATGTGGACATCAGGGTTGAAGATAAAACGGAGTCGGGTCGTGTTGAACTAGGTGCCTCAGACGTTAACGGCACCCTCTTTAATCCGACAAAAAACTGGCTCGATATTGTCAGTGCCATCGTCACTCCGCGTAATAGTCCTGCGATCACCAAAACCAATGTGATCATCGATGACAGCGGCACTTATCCCACGGTCAGGATAATGGCGTGGGATGAACACAGTGTTCGTATTAGCGGCTCTGTATCAATTTTACTCGGGGGATATTAGTCATGTCAGATCAAAATAATTTGTCTAAGCCAGATTTGAGTAGCAATTACTCAACAGAGGTGTTGCAAACCCTCCGAGGCCACATTATTCGTTTATGGACAATGGATTATTCGGGGATGGGCGGGCTGGTGGCTGGATTGAAACGCACCGCCTTTAAGACGGTGAGAGCAAAAAAGCACATCGAGATTTACAATAATGGCGCTGATGGGACGGAAACAAAGCTCTTCGACTCGATGGATTTATTGCCAACGGGTGTTGAGGATGTACCTGGTCTGCAGGAAGCGCTCAATCAAAAAGGGCAATTTGGCGATTTTACAGTAAGAGAAACGGACGGAAATCTACAGATCCTATATGGCCAAAATATCATCTGGCAGATTGACTCGACCGGTAATGTGAGTGCTGAGCAAAATGTCACGGCGAAGAAAACGCTATGACCATCAAATCGTCGGGCACCATCAGTATGCAGGACATTGTCGATGAGTTTGGTGGGGAGCCCCCACACGCATTGACTGAGTATTACCGCGGCGGTGGTCGTGTGCCTGATAACCCACAAAATAGCCGCATACCTACCTCCGGTACGATTAGCCTCATCGATTTTTATGGCGCTGTAAATGAAATTGTCAGAACGATAACGACGGGTGGGCTCAAGGCCACTTTTGGGGCTTTCTGGAGACAGAACATCCCGAAGCGGGCCATCATTAATGGCGGCGTCACACGTGCGTTATTGACCATTGAGTCGGGTATGAAAGGCACGCTTGTTATCGATAACTATGGCGAAATCCAAGGTTATGGTGGAAGTGAGGGTAGAAAGGGGGGCGATGCGGTTATTGTGGATTCCGCCAACATCACGATTAACAATCATGGTGCTATTCGTGGTGGTGGGGGAGGCGGTGGTCGAGGAGGGGTTGGTGGCAGAGGCCGTTATGTACAACGTGAGCCATTTTCTGGTGAAATTTACACCCAAACCACCCGATACACGGACTTTTCTGAGGAAGCAGTGTCCACAAGAATATTCCGCTTAACATGGGGGGGCGCTCAGGTCTGGCAATCTCAAACCAATTTTTTAAATCCATCCGCGGCTATTGGTGGCTGGACATACGTTAAGGGCTCCCTAAGGCGAACCACTCCATCATGGCAGTACCCAAGAATATATTCTTATGCTGTTTATCGATCTAGAACCAATTATACCCATGGTGGTACGGGAGGTGTTGGTGGACGAGGTCAAGGTTATGGTCAAGGTAAACAGAATGGTTCAGCTGGCAGGGATGGAGGTCGTAATGCTGGGCGAGGTGGTGCTGGCGGTAATGGAGGGGGGTGGGCTCAAACTGGGATCCGAGGGAGAACGGGTGCTAATGGTAATTCAGGGGGGGCGAGTCAAGGTGCTTATGGAGGGCGTGGAGGATGGGCGATTAAAAAGAAAAAGAAGGGGCGTAATGTGACCATCAATAATCTCGGTACGATTAATGGACGTATTGCGTAATTTATTTTATTTACCGTCAATGTGTCCTATTAACCGCAGCCCCGACAAAGATCTCTTCTGCCGACATTGCACCGAACATTAAGAAGTACACGTTTATCAAGGTTAAGGATTCAATCTAGGTTTGATTATAAAAAGTTGTCGCTTAAATCATTAACTACATTTTTCTCTTTTAGGCCTTCTTGATCCCCACCACATTCTCAGTATTTGCTAGGATCCTTTCGAGCTTATTCCACCATGCTGTGTAAACTTCTCGTTGTTCATCAAGGTAGTCATAGTGGTCATAGACGGACCACACGCCCTGTAGTTTGTGACCGAGCATTTTCTCGGCAACGTGGGGCATCTTGAGAGTGAGAGGTGATATGTTAGTTCTCATCGTCTTACGAAGCGTGTGTATGCCCCACTGACTAATTTCATCGTATCCATTCTTTTTTAGCCATGTGTCAATGAATGCAGGCCATCTCGTCCAAAATGTACCGGTGTATGGGACACCACTTTGGTTACTCAGTAAATATTCGTTGTTGTCAGATAGCGCAAATAGTTCTTTGATCATTGGTACTGAGCATTCGATGATTGGACGTACTAATGGTTTCTTTGTCTTGCCCCCTGTTTTGTGACATTCAGGTGGAAGAGTCCAAATCAAATTATCAAAATCGAAGTGTTCCCGTTTTGTTAGGCTCATTTCGCCCATTCTGCACCCATAGATTAGAGCAAAATGTATGACTAACGAGTTTCTTGTTGAGAAGCTATTTTTTGCTGATATGTAAGTAAATAAGGATCGGATTTCCTCGTCTGTTAGGAATCTATTGTTATTATTATTTACAACCAGTAAATCTCGTTTTGCGTTTAAAGACTGAACAGGGTTGTCGTGAACTAATCGTCGGCGAATACCAAATGCATAGATCTTTTTTATGTGACCAAGTAATTTGCCAGAAACTGCTGGCGCTCGGTTTCTGATATTCTCTAATAAATCTAGCCAGAAATGCGTCGTTAATTTAGAGGCGGGTAATTTTGCACATGACTTATTAGTATTGAACACTATCTGTTTGTATATACGTTCATGCCTTTTTATTGTGGGCTTACATTCTTTTTCATACCAAAGCTCAAATAATTCACCAAATGAGATATCGTCACTAATATTCTGCTGTGCTAATTGTTTCTCGATTTTTGGGTCGCGGCCTTGTTCGATTAATGCTCTATAGGATTCATTCGTGATTCTGGCATTTTTTAGTGACATTAAAGGGTATGAGCCGAGATCCATGTCTTTCGCTTTTCCTGCGTAGCGATAGCGTATATAAAAGACGATCTTCCCTTTGGGAGAGACTCTTATATAAAGACCATCCCGATCTTTTTCTCTGACTATGCCAATACGTTTTTTATTTAGCTGCTTCTTTAATGCAAAGTCAGTTAACAT